ACACTTATCGACCAAGGAATTATTAGACAAGATAGAACAATATTTACAAAAAATGGAGTTGAAACAAAGGCTAATCTTCGAATATCCAAAGATTCATTATATTCCGTGTTCCGCAAGTGTTACCGATTTAACGAGTTATCTCCTGATACAAAATATAACACTTATAACTTCTATACTAAACACCTCACAGAGTGGAAAGAATATATAAACGTAAAACTTATAAATTATGCTATTAAAAATAATATTAGCTTTGATAGAGTTAATCTCTCTCGTTATCTTCGAAAAAATCGTTCAGATTATTTCCGTAATTGGTGCGCTACTTACAAAAGTGAGGAGTATAATCGACTTGAAATGGATAAAGACCAGAATTGGTATAGTAGTAAAAATGTTTATAAACTATCTCAAGAACTTAACCCTATTCGATATATTTACCTCGGTGGTTTTACTCGTGCTTATCTTATTGTGTTTGACCGCTATCTATATTTATATGAACAAGATAGGCTACGTGAGTTCTATAATAAGTTTAATAATTTAATAGATGAAGTAGGATATTATCCCGCTGAGTTAGAAGTATTCCCAGTGCTTAAACACGCTATACCAAAGGTAAAAAAATATACACCCCATGGTGTAAACCTCTCTTTCGACACAGAAAATGCAAGAGAAGAACGTTTAAGACCCTATATAAACTACATCTTTAATACCTCTTTTCAGTATTGGGTAACTCCTTATAATGAGTTTGGAAGTTTCGACCACAAAAAATATGGTGAAGAATATTCCGCTAGAAATACAAAAGTATTTGAACAATACGTGGAAGAACAGAAAAACAGACTAGATAGAAGAAACAAGTCTAAAAAACTAAATAATACAACTATAAATAATGAACGTGTTATGGATTAATTCTATAACATACATGTATAATAATTTAAATATCAATTAATTATGTCACTTTCTAAAGTCCCTTTAATTAGACCAAGCAAAGCGAACAGACCTCGCAATGCTTTCGACCTCTCACAACGTCACCTATTCACCGCCCCTGCCGGAGCACTCCTCCCCGTCTTATCGTTAGACCTTATGCCACACGACCACATCGAAATTAACGCTAGTGATTTTATGCGTACACTACCTATGAATAGTGCTGCTTTCGTATCTATGCGTGGTGTTTACGAATTCTTTTTCGTGCCTTATAAACAACTTTGGAGTGGATTCGACCAATTTATTACCGGTATGTCAGATTATAAAACATCTTACATGTACTCTTTTAAAAATAAAGTACTTGAAAATTGCCCTAATTTCAGTATTCAAGATTTTATTAAATTCATTAATGCTAAAGCAGATAAAGATATACACGGATTTCCTAAAAAAAATGGAGTATTCCGTATGCTTGACCTTTTAGGCTATGGCAAATACTCAAATAGTTCAGGTACAGCCTATACCGACATTCCTGAAAAAACAACAAAAGACCTAGGAAATGTAACCCCTTTCCGTGCCCTCGCCTATCAGAAAATATATTCAGATCACTATCGTAACTCAACTTATGAAGATTTCCAAATAGAATCTTTTAACGCTGACTTCTTCGGGCAGAGTGGAAAAATGAAAGCAGTAGTTTCGAATGAACCTTGGGACTATGATTGGTTTACTATGAGATATAGAAATGCAGGTAAAGATATATATACAAACTTACGCCCTACTCCTTTATTCTCTGTTGAAAACTTCGGTAATGGCTTAGCACCTGGCGCACTTGGTGTATCTGTTTCTAGTGATAAATTTAATACAGAAATAGACATCGTTAATAATAGTGGTAGTTTAAATCTTTCAGTAAATGATATTCGCAACGCTTTCGCCCTCGATAAACTCGCAAGTATCACAATGAGAGCAGGAAAAACCTATAAAGAACAAATCGAAGCACATTTCGGTATTTCAGTTGATGAAGGAAGAGACGGAAAATGTGAGTACTTAGGTGGATTTGATTCAAACATGCAAGTTGGAGATGTAACCCAAACTAGTGGAACAACAACAACCGGACCTAAAGATACTAAATTCGGAGGATATTTAGGAAGAACAACCGGCAAAGCTACTGGTTCAGGTAACGGACAAATAAAATACGACGCTAAAGAACATGGTATACTTATGTGTATCTATTCTATAGTTCCTGATGTACAATACGATGCAACAAAAATAGACCCTTTTGTACAAAAAATTCAAAGAGGAGACTTCTTTATTCCTGAATTCGAAGACCTCGGAATGCAACCTTTATTCTGTAAGACTATTTCGTGGAAATATGCTCAAGGTAATTTAAATTCTCCTACCGGCTCAAAATCTCCCGCTTTTGGTTGGCAACCTAGATATAGTGAATATAAAACCGCTCTTGACACAAACCACGGACAATTCGCAAGTGGAGAACCCCTCTCTTTTTGGAGTATTGGTAGAGCTAGAGCTAATGACTTCTTACATACATTTAATATTAGTAGTTTAAAAATTAACCCACATTGGTTAGATTCCGTTTTCGCAGTAGACTATAATGGAACAGAGTTAACAGACCAATTTTATGGTGAATGTTACTTTAACATTCTAAAAGTTTCAGACATGACAGTAGATGGAATGCCACGTGTATAATAAAAAAAGAAAGGAAAATAATATGCATAGTTTTAATATCTTCTTTCCATATATGACCGAAGAGGAACTCGAAGTAATGGAAAAACCAGCCACAGAAAATACAGAACTACCCGCTTTTAACGCTGAAATAAACAAAGTAGTAGAAGTGTTATTCCCTATAGATAATGTAACACATAACCCTACAAGTGCTGTTAATACTTTAATCTCTCCGACAGCTAGTCAGCTAGATAAAGAGAAATATGCATCAATGATGCAGAAAGTACCTAGCGATAGAAGTAACAAAGGCTTAGACGATGAAACAATTATGGCTACAACCCCTAGCAGAAAAAACCAAACTTTAACAGATATGGATAAATATGCTAGTGCAGTAGCAGGTTATGCAGAAGTAACAAGCATGCAGAATGGAAAAGAAACAACCACAGCTAATACAGAACCTAGTACAAATGTATCGGCAGAACCTGGAACAAGTTCAGCAGAATAAAAAACAATTGAGTAAGGGAGAAACCTCCCCTACTCTTTTAAACTTTAATAGCTATGATAGTACAAAATGTAATAAGTAATAAAGTAGGTTTATCTCCTTTCATTACACAACAAAAAAATATTGCCCCTGCAGTCGGAGCAGCTTTAGTCGGTGCAGCTTCTTCTCTCTTTGGTGGTGCTGTGAATTCTGGTAATAGTTGGGCAAAACAACAACGTCAAAATGATTGGAATGTAAAAGTACAAGATTATTTCTTAAAAAAACAACAAGATTATAACGACAAAATAAATCAGCAGAATTTTGATTGGCAAGACGAATCTAATGTAAGAGCAAGAATAGAGAAAGCAGGCTATAATCCTTATCTTTATAACGGACAAGCAAGCGCACAAAGTGTAGCAAGCAATTCGGCAGGCAGTCCTCCCTCTGAGAATATGCCTAGTGGCTATGATAATTCACTCGGACAAGGTATAGCCAATATGGGTAACTCTTTCGCTCAAGTTTTAGGAGCGATGCAAGATTATAAAAATAAAAATCAAGAATTTACCCGTAATGCTTTAGCAGATGCTTATATTAATGAACAAACCGGAGCAAATGGAGGTGTTCTTGGTGCTACTTCTTTTGCTCAATATAAACAAGCAAATGCGGTAGCTAATATGACTGATGCAAATAAATTTCATCAAGAAATGATGAATAAAATAGACCAAATGCAATATACAGATGTAAACGGAGTACCACAGACAAACCCTGACGGTACGCCAATGACTTTAGCACAAGCAAACGCATTAGGTATATCTCGTGGCTCTATGACCGCTGTTGAGAAAGCAGTAAAGGAAATTTCAGTATTAGCAAGTCAAGGAAAATCTATAGACCTTGATAATATTGTAAAAAAATGGAAACTAGATAATGGTTATCACGTTCAAGAATTGAATCTCTTAAAAACACAAGTTAGACAACTTCAATCTCAGATATTTTTAAATAATGCTAATACATTCCTAGCTTATCAAACTGCTAGGACTCAACAATTTACGCAAGAAAATTTATTTGCTAATACTCAATATATTAATGCTCAAAGAAATGGATATAATTCTATGTTACCTCTACAACGTGGATTAATACAATCACAAATACAAGGTAATAATTTGAATAACTTATATAATCATGGTGTTCTGAATTCTAGAATTAATTACGAAAACTTTAATAACCAAACTTTTGGCTGGCTGTCTCCACAGACAATTATGCCAATATTTGGCGGTTTATTTAAAAAATAAAGAAATAAAATATTAAAGCAAAGACTATTCTAATAGCTATCATTACAGCTATAATAGTTAATATCAATCTTAATATATTACTATATTCATTATCATTCTTCATATCTTTATATTTTAATTTATTGTATAAACATTTGTAATTTATTTACAAATATAAGATATTAACTTGTCTTACATCTATGTAAATTTAATTATTTATGCTTTATTAACTCTACGTTGTGAAGCGTGGAGTTATTTTATTTTTGGGGGTATAGGGGGCATTTCTAATGCCTCCCATAGCGTCTAGCACATTAGAGCGTTAGCGGTAAAGGCGCAACGGCTTGCCGTCGTGTGACGGAATAGCGTTAGCGTATGTAGGAACTAATGCGCCCCTTAGACGTCAAAAAAAGGCTTTTAAAAGCCGTGAAAATGAAAAAACCTCCGCTTTTTTCCCTCTTAGCTTGTTCTTAAGAGGGAAAACTGACACCTCGTATAAGAGAAATGTTCAGTTTTCAGAGCAATGTTTAATAGCCAATGCTTAAAACAAAAACTATTGCTAAATAAATATAAATATTAATTAACGTTAATCATACTGCTAATTATATTCCTTATTGCTTTTAAATCTCAAAAACTGCTTTATTTAGGTTGATATCTATTGATTATCTACTGCAATCAGTATATAAATAAGTTTATTTCATGTATTAATCATGTTTTCATTGAATGCATTTCGCTATAGAGAAAAAAATCTTTATTTTTGCAATAATGAAACTTAGCATCATTATTCCTGTATATAATACTGAACAAACATTAGAAAAATGTGTAGACAGTGTATTACAGTCATCGTTGAATAATTTCGAAATTATTTTAGTAAACGATGGCTCTACAGATAATTCTGCTAATATTTGTGAGTCATATAAGAATAATTACCCAGAACAAATTCAGTTTATTCATCAAAAAAATCAAGGACTTTCAGCAGCGAGAAATGCAGGATTAGGCATAGCAAAAGGACAATACATCACTTTTGTAGACTCTGATGATTATATATCAAAAGATCTCTATTATCACCTATTAGAGCAGCTTAATACTCATAAAAACATAGATCTCTTAGAATATTCTCTTATAAAAGAAGCACAAAATAATACTGAAATACTTTTCAAATTCCGTGATTCTATTTATCATAATCACAGAGATTATTGGTTTAAAACTCGTGCTTATACTCACGCTTTTGCATGTAATAAAATTTATAAGAGAGAGATCTTTAAGGATTTACGCTATCCAAAAGGAAAGAAATTCGAAGATGTTTGGCTTCTACCTAACATCATTCAACAATGCCAAACCATTGCAACAACAGCTTGCGGATATTACCATTATTATTATAATCCACACGGAATAACTGCTACTGCCGATGGAAAGGCTTTACAAAACCTGCTAAATGCTCATTTAAAAGCGTTCGAACAATATCAAAATGCAGATTATTATCTAAGTATTTTAAATGTTCAGATCGATGTATATAATCGACTTAAAGCCCCTATCCTACTCCCTTATAAACAATATTGGACAAGCTTTAAGCTCGTTTTAGTTAGCTGCTTAGGTGTTAAAACCACATGTAAAATAATGAACCTTTTATATAAATGGAGGCAACGAAACCGCTAATTAGCTTTATAATAACGACTTACAACTTGCCTGCCCACTATTTATTAAGGTGTATTGACAGTGTATTCTCAAGTTCATTAAATAAAGATGAGTTTGAGATAGTGTTGGTTGATGATGGTAGTAAATCAAAAGTTCTACCTGAATTAAAACAATATCGAAACAACATTCGTTATATATATCAAGACAATAAAGGAGCTGCTGGTGCCCGAAATACAGGCATTGAACATGCAAAAGGAGAATATCTTCAGTTTATCGATGGTGATGATTATCTTCTTACTAAGTCTTATAACCACTGTATTGATATACTTAAACAAGAAAAACCACAACTATTATTGTTTAAATATACGAAGAATAAGGATTACGAAGGAAGCTACCAAAGAAGTAAGAGCATAACAGGAGCCGATTATATGCTACATAATAATCTTCAACTATCTGTCGACACATCTATCTTTAAGCGCAGTATTTTAGGCGATTTACGATTCTCTTGTGGTAGATTGAATGAAGATGAGGAGTTTATGCCTTTATTGTTACTACGAGCAAAGCATTTTATTGCCATCGATGCAAATGCTTATTTCTACGATACTCGACAAGAATCGTGCTCCAATAATATAGATATAACCGTTCTTAAGAAGCGATTAGAANCGAAATGAAAATATTATTATTGGGCGAATATAGCAATGTTCATGCAACTCTTTCTAAGGCTTTAAAGAAACGTGGGCACGAAGTTCTTTTAATCTCAAATGGAGATTTTTGGAAGAACTATCCACGTGACATAGACCTTAGTAGACAATATACTAAATTAGGAGGACTGCTTTATTGGCTAAAGGTAATGATGCTTTTACCTCGTTTGCGCAACTTTGATATTGTTCAAATTATCAACCCAATGTTCTTAGAACTAAAGGCTCAACGTATCTTCCCTATTTATAACTACCTTAAAAAACACAATAAATGCATTGTTCTTTGCGCTATGGGAATGGACCATTATTGGGTTGATGCCTGCACAAATCATAAGCATTTAAGATATAGCGACTTTAATATTCACGACCAACTGCGTACTAACAAGGATGCTATAGCAGAACAAAAGGATTGGCTAAGCACTTCTAAAGAAGCATTAAACAAGCATATTGCCAGCACATGCGATGCTATTATTAGTGGATTATACGAGTATTGGGCAACCTATCAACTCTATTTCCCTCAAAAAAATACATTTATCCCCTTCCCTATCTCTATTGAATCACAACCCAAAGAGATAGAGTCTTTTCATTATCCGTTGAAAATATTCATTGGAATAAGTAAGCATAGACACGAATATAAGGGTACCGACATCATGCTACAAGCCGCAAAGACAATAGCAACTAAATATCCTTCAAAGGTTATTTTGCACGAAGTAAATGGTGTTCCATTTAATGAATATCAGCAAATTATGAATGGAAGTGATGTTCTTCTCGACCAGTTATATAGCTATACTCCCGCAATGAATGGACTCTTAGCAATGAGTAAGGGTATAATATGTGTGGGTGGCGGTGAACCTGAGAACTATAACATATTGAATGAAAGCTCTTTAAATCCTATTGTTAATGTAGAACCTAACTATGAAAGTGTTGAAAAAGCACTCGAAGAACTTGTGCTTTCACCCCACAAAATTCAGCAATTAAAAGAAGATAGTATTCGTTATATTCAGAAACATCACAATGCAAACAAAGTAGCAAAGCAGTACGAAGATCTTTATTTACAACTATTAAAATCGTAAAAGATAAGAGTCTATAGGTTTATTATCCCCTCTCTTATTAATAAAAACAAAAAGCTTCTACTGAATTTATATTCTTTCATCTCTAAAAACTACCGCAAGAGGACCATCATACACTTCTCTTAAATACTCAAGAGTTATCCGCTCTTAACCATCTTATATCCTCTTACTAAATAATAGAAATGCTTTTAAGATCCAATTGTTATGCTTTTACATAGTAATTGCATTGCTTTTATTATCTAAAAGCAATGCAAAATCCAAACAATATATTTGAATTTCTTAATGAACTTATTCTATACTTAAAAACGGCAACATAAACTGAACAAATAAATTTAATTTTTTATTTTCATTTATTATATTTCTTGTACCTTTGCATATACATAGCAAAAAAGCAAGTTTTATATAACATATCGATAGAATACCTCAGTTCATAATTCTTGCTATCCCTTGCTTATACAATAAAACTATAACCTTTTTAGAACATAACTAACAAACAACATATAACCTAAAAAGTATTTATGATAGATTTTGTAGCATTAGATCTAGAAACAGCAAATACTACAAGAAGTAGTATTTGTCAAATAGGCCTTACTGAAGTTATAGATGGAGTAATACAACCTTCTAGAAGTTGGCTTGTAAAACCTTATAAAAATGAGTATGACAGTTTTAATATTGCCATCCATGGAATTACCCCTAAAGACACAAAGGATGCTCCATCTTTTCCTGAAGTATGGAAAGAAGTATATCCATACTTAAAAAATAAAATAGTAGTTGCACATAATACCTCTTTTGACATGTATGCGCTTAAAGAGGCTTTTGATGAATTTGATATGGAATATCCAACCTTTGATTATTTCTGTACATTAAGAATTGCAAGATACATTATAAAAGGTTGTTATAGTTATTCATTAAATATAATCTTAGAATATCTTGCCATTGAATTCCAAGGACATCATAAAGCAGATAGTGACTCTTGGGGATGTGCTAAACTTTTATTAAAATGTTTAGAACTGGATGGTAGTACTTTAGATGAACTTGAAGAAAAGCATAATTTCCATAGAGGTAAATTTGCTCCTAATATTTTTATTCCACATCTTACAAAGCAACTTAATAGAAATAAAGTACAATTGCTAAAAAACCTAGAAAACCACCCCGAACTTATTGATGAAAGTAATTATTTTTATGGAAAAAGTGTTTGTTTTACAGGAACTTGTACTTATGGTACAAGAAAAGATCTATTGCAAAAAATCAAAGATATTGGTGGTATTCCAATAGATTCTGTAACAAAACAAACAGAAGTACTTGTTATTGGACAACAAGATTATTATAGAGTTGGTGACTCTGGAATGAGTAATAAACAAAAGAAAGCCCTAAAACTTCTTGAAAAAGGACAAGATATTGAGATATTAAGTGAATCAGAGTTTATAAATAGATTGTAATAGCAAGTCTATATTCTCCCTATTAATATTGGATTTCGAAATAATAAAAGAACAACTTATATTTTTATAATCAATATAACAAAGTAATAAATTTCCCTTGAGATTTTTTTTATAACAAAAGAGATTCATCAACACAATCATTGATGAACCTCTTTTTATTTCAATTGAGCTTTAAAAGCTACTTAAAAATTTACTTATCGTTTGTTTTTTCTTGTTGACTTATACAAGTCGTTAACAGAGATTGAGCCAGTGTTATTTGACTTATAATTTGATTTCGTTGTCGTTGTAGAAGGGGTTGTTGCCACACTTCCACCTTTATAGTATTTCAAAGCCTCTGGCAATTCACGTTGAATATCAGCAATACGTTTAGAGTCAGAAGGGTGACTGCTCAAGAATTCAGGCTGAGAATTTTGCTTTCCAGAAGCCATTCTTTGCCAAAAACTAATAGCAACTCGTGGATCGTATCCTGCCATTGCAGCAAAAACAAGTCCCATATAATCTGCTTCGCTCTCGTTCTTTCTTGAATATCTAAGAGTATTAAGTTGGCTACCCAAGCCAAAACCCATTTGAGCAACTTGAGAAA